GGCCCCGGTGCTTTCGTTGATCGCCGTGACCGTAAAGCCCGTGACCGCGCTTCCGCCGGGGTTGGCGGGCGCAGTGAATGCCACGGAGACGCTGCCGATGCTGGTCTCGACAGACGTGATGGTCGGGGCGTTGGGGGCCTTCAGAAGGTCAAAGCCGCCGTTGACGTAGCCGCCTTGGGACGTAGCCATACTAGCCTCCTAACGTCACGAAATTTCCTCATAACTAATTACGACCTTTAAGTCGCTTGCGGAACCCGCCGTCGCGCCAATCGACTTGTCTTCCTCAAGGTAGATCGAGGTGTTCTTGTCGATGACCACGAGCGACGCATCCGCAGGCACGCTCACCGTGCTCACGATCTGGGTCGCCGTGCCGCCGATGTTGTCCTCGCTGTAGAGCGAGATCGTGATGTCGGCGGCGTTCGTGCCGTCCACGTTCGACACGACCAGCGAGTTGATCTTCAGCACCTTGTTACTCGCCGCCGCGTTCTCGAGAACCAGCGTTGCGTTGGTGGTGGTCAGATCAACAACCGCCGACTTGCCGAGGATCGAAGTGGCATTGATGATGTTCGGGTTTGCCACGGTATTTTCTCCTTATCCGAAGATCAAAGCCGCAGCGATGGCTTTGCCGAAGCCGATTCCCGCGCTGCCAAAACTAAGGTTTCCTGCGCCGTCCGTCACGATTGCCTGCCCACTCGTCCCATCCGCCGCAGGCAGCGTCAGCGTGAAACTGGCAGAGACAGTACCCGGAGCCTGAAGCGCGACGTACTGACCGCCCGTCGTATCCTGAAGGCGGAGGTCGCCGGTTGCCGTGATGTCGACCTGACCCGCCGTCACAGCCGTGAAGGTCGGGCTGTCACCAGTGCCGAGCCCCAGAGAAGTCCGAGCCGTCGCACCGCTCTCCGCAACCCACGTCGACCCGTCGCCGACGATGATGTTGCCGTCCGTCACGGCCAGCGCGCCAATCGCAGTCAGCGTCGCCGTCAGTGGCTGGAAGTTGAAGGTGTTTGTCACGTCAACAACGGCAGCGCCAGCACCCGCGCCGTCGGCGTAGACAATCGCGCTCTTGCCGTTCGTAACCGTGACGTTGCCGCCAGATCCCTGCGTCAGAACCACACTCTGACCGGAGTTGTTCTTGACGATGTAGACGTGGTCCGCATCGTTCGGTGAGATCGTCACCGTGTTCGTGCCGCTCGGGCTTCCACCAAACACGAGCACCGCATACTGGCCATCGGACAGAGCGCCGTCCGTCGTCGTCAGCGTATGCGTCGTACCGGACAGAGTGATCGCGCCGACGCCATTCGTAAGGCGGTCGATGATCTCCAAGTTCGTGTTGGTCGTGGTTCCCCACGTTCCGGACTGCTCGCCGGTCCCAATCAGTTCTATGCCGGTCTGGGTATATGTACTGGCCATGCCCGTTCCTTACGCCGCGATTTCCGTCCAGATTGTACCAGATGCCGGGGTGATTGTAGAGTAGCTTGTTCCGGGTGCCGGGGCGATGGGAGTATAACTCGTTCCGGGCGCTGGAACAATCCTCCCCCACACCAGAACCTGCCCAACTTGGCCCGTGGCACTGACGCCGGTGACGTTGACCTTGGCCCCCGCCGCAGCCGTTGCCGTACCCACCGCACCTGTCGCCGCCACCCCTGTGACATTGACGCGCGTAACCGTGCGCGCTGTCGCAGTGCCGACCTCGCCCGTGCCTTCGACGCCGGTCAGGGTGACGCTGGCTTTGCCCGTGATCGAGACGTCGCCAACCTCTCCAAGAGCCTCGACCCCTGTGACGTTGACCGCGACGCCGCTGCCCTCGTTGACCGTGACGGTGCCAACCGCCCCTGTTGCCGCCACCCCTGTGACGTTGACCGTGACGTCTTCGACGACAAAGACAGTGCCAACCTCTCCAGTCCCCTCAACGCCCGTGACGTTGACCGAGACCCCCGTGCCCTCGTTGACAGTGACAGTGCCAACCTCACCCGTGGCGAAGCCGACCGCAACACTGCCCTCGCCCCACGCTAGTTCACCGAACCCCGCGCGGCCCCAGCCGGTAAAGGGGACGGTGATGTCTGTCATGGCTTAGGCAATCCGAACGATGGCCGTCGAAGCTGCCGCCGCAGGGAACACGATCTCAAAGTCCCCGGCCGTCGAGGTCTTGGCCCCGCCGAAGTCCAGCACGACCACCGACGGGTTGGTGTAGGTGTGCGTGGGTGTGCTGTTGTAGATCAGCGCACCATAGGCCGTGATCGTCGCCGACGTGAACGTCAGATCGGCGAAGTCCGTGAACGCCGTCGTGCCGCTCGTCGTAGGATCAACGCGAGTCAGTGTTCCACCACCAGCCGAATACGAACCAGAGGCGCTGACCTCGTTGGTCGCCGTGTAGGCCGTGGTCGCAGCCGTGAACGACGCGCTGTTGTCGTACAGCGCGAGTTTGAAGGTGTCTCCGCCGGTAAGGCGGAAGTCGTGCACCGCCTCAAGCAGTTGCTGCTTGAACGACGTACACATGAAGTTGCCGGTGAACGCCACGTCAGAGCCTCCTTACCAGATCAGCAAGCCCCGGATGGCCCGCGTCATTCAGCGCATTATACACAGTAGTCCGGTCACTGTGAACCGCCTGCTTCAGATACTGCAAAACCACCTGCTCCACACGGCCCTTGAAGGCGTGCGCCTGCTCGCGGATAGGCTCAGGAGCGGTGTCCGCAACAGACACGATCTTGTCCGCGCACTTTGCCGCCAACTCCTCGGGCGTGAACCCGCGGTTCGAGGTCGTGTTGACCGTCACGAGTTGCGCATAGCGCGGCAACTCCATCGATGCCCCAAGCATTACTGTTTCGCCCTTACAACCTTGCCAACTCTGTACTCGTCCGTCGTTTCCTTGGCCTCGCCGAGCATCTTGATACCGACCAGAGACTCTTGGAACCGTTGGTTGTACAGGGCCATGACGTCCTGCTCGCCCTTCATGAAGATGTAAGCCTCGACCAGCGCCCCGTAGAGCATGGTCAGTTCGGCATTCTCGCTCAACCAGGTCGTTCCGCTTTCAGGTCCTGCCGTCAGGCTGGCGGGACGATACAGGTAATGCAACTCCATTACATAGTTCGTCGCTGGTGTCGGCGACAAAATGAAGTTGTCCACATCAAACTGGGCGTAGTACCGCGGCACACCCGTCGTCGTCGCATCGGGAGTGTACGTCTGCAGGAACGAGACATCCTTGAAGTCGATGAATGTCTTCGAACCAGAGACCTCGTAACTCAGCGAGAACGGAGCCAAGAAGTCGTTCGGGCAGGCCAGGTACTTGTTCGATGCGGTAGCATTCGCCGTGACGTTCTTGCGGAACAGGTCAAGCTGCACGCTCTTCAGTATCCGCTCTTCCGCGATGCGGATGAACAACGGAAGGTTGTTCACGAACGTCGTTTCCGTGTTCTGCGTGTAGTCCTGGATGGCTTGCTTCAGCTGCGCGTAGGTAAAGCTCATGTCGTCCTCACCGTAACAAAGCCAACCTGTCCCTGTGCCACCATCCGATTGGGCGGGTTTACGCCGTTGTCAGGCGGGCCACCAACCGGGTTCCAACTCCATTGGACGTTGCGCTGCTCCACAAGATCCTGCTCAGGTCTCGGGTTCTGCAGGGCCTGTGGGTCAGGACCCACTTTCGGAGGAAAGAGTTGCGGATGCTTGGGGTCGAACTCGTCAGGCCCAACCAGCGCCCCAGTCCACTCGCGCTTCATCTCGCGCAAGCGATATCGGAACCCGGACCTGTCCGATACACCCCACGCCCACTTGCCGCTCGCAAACGCCATCAGATGTACCTGCTGTCCGGTTGCAAGAACAAGGACACCCGATCTCGGTCCTCGTCCGCCGCACGCATGAACTCTTCCTCATAGACCGCTTTCAGAATCTGCATGCGGTCAGGCGCCCGCTTCATCGCGATGTAGTAGGCTAGGCCAGCGACCATGCACGGGTAGAAGCGGAACGGCATATCGGTCGTATTGACCATCGTGTCCGCGTCCTGCAACCGACGCACATAGTAGTAGACCAGTTGATCCGTCGAGTTCTGCGGCGTTTGCCACAGCGTGATGACCGGCTGGATCTGCCTGTTGAAGTAGAACTGGCTCGGCATGCCCTGATCCGTCTTGTTCGGGAAGTCTAAATACTCCCCGCGACTGATCCGATCCATCTGGTAATCCGTACCATCCCTACGCAGGACCATCTCGAGGATGTCCACGACATCCGCCGCCAGCGTGTAGGTCGAAACGCCTTGCGTCACCGTCTGAGATGCCTGCGTCACCGTCCACAGGTTCAGGCCGCGATTGGCCCAGTCCGCGAACATCAGGTTCAGAGACCGTCTTGCCGTGCGCGCGTCGTAGCCGGTACGGACCTCTAGCCCGCACCGCTCATACGCCTCCTCGATGATCTCACCGACATCAAGGTTGAAGTCTCTACTGCCTGACGTTGTCATGTCAGCCCCTTATCGGACAGGACGCGGACGCTTGGGGTCAACCATGGGCGTCGGACGCGCCACAGGCTTCACAGGCGCCACAGGCATCGGTCGTCTGGGGTCTACAATCGGCTTCGGACGACCCATCCCAGACTTGCTGCCATCTCCCATTTTCTTCATTTCGAGGATCCTCTCTTTGCCACCGATACCCTGCGTGGCGCCCCCGCAGGTTGACCCAGCGCCGCCTTCTCTCGGATCTTGCTGCGCTTTTCCGAAGACGACATCTCACCAGACGTCTTCGGAGTCTTCTCGCTGACCCGCTTGCTCGGCCTGCAGTAAGGCACGCCGCGCTTCTCGCCTTCCTGACGCCCGCAAGGTTTGCCCGTGCGGACATCCTTCCAGTCCTCCTGAAACCATCGCTTCAGCGCAGCGCCCTTTTCGGTCTTCCGCACCATCACTTTGAACCTTTCTTCTTCGCAGAAGACTTGGTCCCCCAGTTCTTGGCACCAACCTTGCGGCACTTGGCAATCGCTCCGCTTGCGTAAGCGGAGGGGAAGACCTTGTACCGGGCCTTCACCTTTTGGTAGCAGGCGTCCTTCGGCATCAGGCCTTCTTACCCATCGCCATCTGCTTGCGCGGGCTGCACATGGACTGATCGACCTTACCGCCCTTGGCGTAGCCCTTGACCATCCCGCCGCCCATCATTTTCTTCTTGACCATGCCGCCTTTGCGCATGCCCTTCGATCCACAGCCAGCCATAGGAGCCTCCATTACTTGCTTGGCCATACTACCACGGTTCATCACTTCCGCACCACCGTTTCCGAAAAGATCGTGTCCAGCTTCGCCGTCCGTCGGATGTAATCCTCCCAGAGCGGCTTGATCATATCTCGGCTCTCGGTCACATGTACCGACATCACCTGAACCTGCGCGTTGAGGTTGTAGAGCGTCAGCGCCGTCCACGCCAACAGACTCACAGATCCTGCGGCCATCAGACCGATGACCGTCTCCAACATGCCGATGGTGATCTTGCGGCGGTCCATGTCAGCACTTCCACTTCCGCAGTGACTTGTTGATCCGGCTGTCCGGATCGTTCCTAGTCTTCTCGCTCGTCAGCTTCTTCTTCATCCCCTCCATCCGGGCGCAAAAGCTGCGTTTCCTCGGGCCGCCCTCGGGCTGCGGGCGCTTGAGGTTCATACCTTGGGCCTTGGCCGAGCGGCGACCCTTTTCGTTCAGGCCGCCCTCAGGATCCTTGCCCTCCTTGCGTTGCCAAGCCGGTGTCTTTGACATCAGAGGGGCCCCCCATTCTTAACCAAGACAAGCACAAAGAAGCTGGAAGCTTCGTTGTTGTTTGAGCTGCCCTGCGC